TATAGAACCACAAAGCGATAATTCAAAAGGCTCTGGAATGGAATGGAAAGATATCAAATATTTGTGTGAAATAGGAGCTCCAAACTCACACAATTGTAGAGGCATTATGAGAATAGATAACAAATTATTCAATCTAAATTTCCTTAGTATCTTTAATATATAAGTCAATGAAATCAAAAACAGAAGGCCCGGTTATTTCGACTGCCTCACCTCCCTTATATAAGTACAAAAATGGGAATCCTACAACGGTATCGTCCGGGAGACGAAGCAACCATGCTTTTTGGTTGTCGACATCACCTAGATATTCAAGGTGTCCACCGTACTGTTCCATTACACTACGAGCCTCGTTCTTTACTTGTTCAGGTATGTTCATAACATAATATATTAAAGATAATTTGATACCTCGTACAAAATTACGAATTATTCTTGAATTACTGTACCTTATGGATATAAAAGATTTTGCAAAATTGATAGAACAGAAACACAAGGAGCTGGATGAGATGATGCGCCGTAAGATGCCAGTTGTGGCTGGACGTATGGCCAAAGACCATTTTCAAAACAACTTCCGGTTAGGAGGCTTTGTGAACGGAGGACTGCACCCGTGGCCGAAGTCCAAGCGGCTCTCCTCCGGTAGAACCGATGCCGCCGGCAACTACGACACGCTACTTTCCGGTCGCAATCATCTATTCAAATCAATCAAATACATACCGTCTGACTACCGGGTAAAAATATCGAACGATGTGATCTACGCCCCCATTCACAACTGGGGTGGATCTGTCTCTGTAACTGTTACAGATCGTATGAGGCGTTTCGCATGGGCCAAGTACCGAGAAACCTCGGGCGAAACAAAGAAAAATACGGGGAAGAAAAGCCGGGGAAAGGCGACAAGCAAACGACCAACCAACCCACAGGCGCAGATGTGGAAAGGACTTGCCCTCACCAA